GTCGCGAGCCTTGGGCGTGGCTCTGCGTATGATTAAAAAGAATTACCCTCACATAAGTTGGGTCATATCATTTGCGGACGGAACGCAGTGCGGTGACGGAACAATATATCGTGCCAGCGGTTTTTATTTAACAGGCATTAAAGAGAACCGCACAATCTTACAGCTGCCAGACGGACGCAGAGTGACTGACCTTTCTCTGAATGTCTCCGGTAGGAAAACTGGAAAAACTTCTGGCTGGTGGAAGAAGAACGGAGCAAAGCCACTTAAAGGTTTTCAACTAAGATACATTTACTTCCTAGACCCAGAATATAAGCAACGGTTGACAGTTCCGATTTTACCCTTTAGTGAAATTGAACGCAGAGGTGCAAAGATGTATCTCGGCAAACCCAAAGAAAGCGTAGATAGCACTGGTAGCAGTGTGTCAGACTTCCAGTCTGAAGAAGGCGGTGCAACTCCGACCTCTACGCACCAATTTAAACCACCAGAGTAAATGGCTGAGGTTTCTCAAAGCCAATTGGCAGAGCGTTGGGAACTTACACGTGGGCGTATATCGCAACTAGTGTCTGAAGGTATGCCACTGACTTCAATTGAGGACGCAGAGAAGTGGAGAGCAGAGCGACATTTAGAAACAGGACGCCCACCGGGAAACTTTAAGTTGGACGGTGATCCATCGGCTGTGGACTTGCCTATTGTCGCGACAACTTCTGAAGCCAAGCCAGCGTCCAATCTAGAAACCTTTGACTCCATAGTCGAGCGTCAGCGTATCCTAGTGCAGCTGTCGAGAAACCAATACATCAAAGCGGTTAGGGAAGGCTCTCCCCAGCAGTCGAAACTTTACGCCTCATACGACAAGACTGTTAATACTCTAACCAAATTAAAAGCAGAGGCTGACAGGCTGGCAGTGATGAATAGGGAATACATCAGAGCCACGGACGCAACTGAGGCTATGCGTTCGCTTATGGGCGAAGTCATTAACCGCCTAGACAAACTTGGCTTGGACGTGGCAGAGCAGTGCAACCCAGAGAACCCAGCCAAGGCTCTTAAGGTTTTGGAAAACTGGACTCGCAAAGTGCGCACCGACTTAAGCAAATGACAAAAGACGACCTTCTACTAATTGGAAAAGAAGTCTTAAAGCCAACAGACTCTGGCGACATTGTCGAATGGTGCGAAAACAACGTGCTGGCTATCCCAGACTCACCAATGCCCGGTTCTTTTAAAGCAGACCGAACTCCTTGGGTTGCGGAAGCGTTGCGAATTGCAGCTGACCCAGAAACAAAACTATTAACCACTTTGGCTTCTATTCAATCGGGGAAGACTTTGTTTGCTCGTTTGTTCACTTGCTACGTGATCGCAAACCACCCAGCCCCAATGATGTTTTTACAAAAGACAGACTTAGAAGCCAAAGACTTTGCTTTGCGATACCTGCGTCCAGTCTGGAACAATTGCCCACCAGTTAAAAAACGCTTACGCAACGACGATATGGAAAGGTCAACGACTATAGACTTTGACCGTATGACCGTTTATTGTCGTGGTATATTTAATGAAGCAAACTTACAGCGTTTGTCTTTGCGGTATTTAATTATAGATGAAGCGTGGCAAGCCCCACAGGGACATTTAGCGGAAGCGTCCGCACGTGTTACCGCTTTCGGCTATTTGGGTAAGCGTATTATAATGAGTCAAGGCGGGTCAGAGGGTCAAGAGTTCCATCAGCTGCACTCAACCACTGACATTAAAGACTGGTGTTTCCGGTGTCCTCAATGTGATTACCTGCAACCTTGGGTTTGGGAACAAGTTAAGTTTCCGCAGGACGCAAAAGTGAACGGAGACTGGGACTTATTAAAAGTTCAGAAGCAAACAACTTACGAATGTGAGCAGTGCAAAACCCTGTTGCCAGATAACCCAGGAATACGTTTAGAAGCGAACAAGCGTGGCTCATTTGTTTCCAAAGTTTCAAACAAACCCACTGGTGCAATTGGCTTACAATGGAACGCACTTGCCACGATGTCGTGGGGTGAGTTGGCGGTGGAAAGAATTAAGGCTAAGTCTTATTTAAAAGATTACGGTGATCGTGAGCCGATTAAAATCTTTATACAAAAACGTCTGGCTCAAGAGTTTAAAGAAGAAGCGGACGAGATTAACTTAGCCACAGCTGCGGGTGGCTATCTTTTAGAAACTAACTGGGAAGAAGAAGGTGGGTTTGTTAAAGGTCGTCCAGTTCCGGGTTCTTTATTAACTCCAGAAATGAAACTAGCACCAGACTTTGTGCGTATGCGGTTTATGACTGTGGACGTTCAGAGACGTGGCTTCTACTGGGTTGTTAGGTCTTGGAACGGAGAGGGTTTGTCGCGACTTGTTCAATGTGGCTATTGTTTTGCGTGGGGTGAAGTAATTGACATTCATAAGAAGTTTGAAGTTCACCCAGCCAATGTATTTGTGGATAGCGGTGATCAGCAGGACGAAGTCTTGAACGCTTGTGCGGTTAATGGCTGGCACGCTACCAGAGGCGATCAGAGAAATGAGTTCACGTGGAAAGTGCGCACCCCAGTTGGAATGAAGTCTGAGCACAGACCTTACTCACCGCCTGTCGTGGAGAATATAGGCACAAAGAGAACCAAGCGGACTTACTTTTCTAACCTTAGATTTAAAGACCAACTGGCTCTGCTTATTAGGCAAGGAAAGCACACAAGGGCTGACAATGTCCCAGACGAATACGTCCAACAAATGCAGTCTGAGCGTAGGACTGTTTCTCAATCGGGTCGTGCAATCTGGGAACAGATAGCGAGTCGCGACAACCACTTCTGGGACTGCGAAGTTATGCAGATGTTGCCAGCCCTAGGGTGGCGACTAATAGCCCCACGCAAGCCTAGCGAAGCCCAAGACCCAGACGAAGCCCCAGAGCCTCAAGTTTGACAGTGATCCATTTGTTTGCCACTCTCAGTTATGCAGATTGAAGAAAACGTTTCTGGCGTGGTTCGTTTTTTACAGCTGCAGTCCACCCTTTTAACAGGGGTGGATACTTTTGACTTACTCGCCAGAGTAAATGGCACGTGCAACTGGGTGTTTTCTTATCTTATCTCAAGCAAGGATTGAGGCAATCGCAGACCGTGCAGCTTCACTTCTCACCGAAGGTAAAACAATGATGAGTTATAGTGATAGCGGTACTTCTGTTTCCAAAACGTTCCCTATGGACATACAGCAGACGCTAATCGAGTGCCGGTACGCTTTGCAAATTAAAGACCCTAACCAGTATGGTTCTATTGACCGAGTAAGAGTCTATAACGGACTCTGGAACTTCAGAGGTCTGTAATTTTACTATGCGATCACCAAAGAAACCAAAGTCCACTCGTTCCGTATCTAAAAAGAACGACTTGAAAGCCAAGGCAATCTCTGGTGGTGGTGCTGGTATCTTTTCTCAGTTCGAAGGTGCAAAGTACTCCGTAAAGCGTTCGTGGATTAACACCCCTTTCCCTAATGACGCAAAGCGGACGATGTCATCGTTCGACAGACAAGAACTGACACGAAAGATGCGTTGGCTCTACGTCAACGCTGGATTGGTGCGCCAAATGATAAACGATATGTGTCTTTATAGCGTTGGTGATGGTATCAAACCACAAGCGTCTTCTGGTAATGCGGTCTGGGACGTTCAAGCGGAAAACTACTTTAAGGACTGGGCTAATAGACCCTGCGAAATTACTGGACGCTATAACTTCTGGGAAGTACAACAGATTGTGTGCAAACTAATAGATAGGGACGGAGAAATGTTTGCGTTGAAAACCTACGGCAAAGACGGACAAGTTTTGTTGCAGTTAATTGAGTCGCACCGGGTTGGGGTTTCACAAGACGCTTCTGGCACAGCTGCTGGAATGTTTGACGGTATTCTTTTCGACAAATATGGTGCAGTCGTTGGCTATAACGTTATCCGTTCAGACGGAACAGGTCGCCTAGTTCCTGCTCAGTCTATTCTTCATATTCACCACCCAGAGCAAGCGAGTGGATCACGTGCATACTCGCCAATGCAACACTCGATTAACAACTTAATCGACATACTAGAAATACTTTCACTGGAAAAAGTCGCAGTTAAAGCAAACGGCGACAAGGCTATGTTCATAACCAGAGAGAACCCACAATTTGACGGTTCTCAGTCTGACTTCGAAGCGTTTGGTATGCGTCCTCAAGACTACCCGAAACAGGTCTATGACAACCCAGACCAAGTGGGTAGTTTTATTGGTGGCAAAACTTTGGTGATGGCACCGGGTGAAGAAATTAAATCCATCGAGTCCGCAAGACCTAACAGCACCTTCACTGGCTTTATTGAACACTTGCAACGTGACTCGACAATGGGTGTCCTTCCTTACGAGTTTGTTGTTGAGCCAAACAAGGCTGGGTCTGCTATGCGTTTAGTCGTAGCCAAGGCTGGGCGTGTATTTGACGCACGTCAGCACGTGCTTATGTCGCGACTTCTAACACCAACGTGGGGTTACGTTATTGCCAATGCCGTTGCCAACGGT